GCGAAGCACCAGTAGTCGCATTCGCGAACGATACCCCGCCACCCGCGTACGCGTGCTTGCACCCGCGATAGACCACACGGCCTACACTGGTGGAGATATAATAAATGTCAGTATAATAGGTAGACGAACTTCCCATGAATGTGCCTGTTGGCACCATGTCCATATACAGGCCGTGCCATACGCCGGTTATCCATAATCCGTTACTTGTCGTGCCTTTTATATAACGCGTCGTGCCGTCGGGCATCCATATACGCCATTTGCCGGCATTGCCGCTATCGTTGGGGAGGTCTACCCCATCCATCATCTCATATTTGTGGCCGTATGTGTTGACATAGCCCAGACAGCAGATGTTGTTGACCTGAGTCACAGTCTTGGTCCCGAATGAATCGGTGTCCACAAACCACGCATACTGATGCACGAGGTTCTCAATCATCGAATTGGTGACATTTGGATTTATGGCCTTGGCATATTCATATCCTACCGTGTCCTGCATGCCTCTTGTCATGGTGTCGGTTCCGATGGTGCGGGCATTTGTATGGGAGCCTGCGCCGCACTGCTCCTGCATGTCGCGTCGTCCGTAGAAGGCGTAACAGAGGTTGGCGATGCGAGAGTGCATCATCGCGTCTATCTGCTGCATACCCCTCTGCTGGCTATAATAGTGGAAGTCTGTCCACGTCATGCTTGCGATGGAGCTGCCCCCGGTCAGGCACGACCGGAATTTCTCCCCGGCAATCACAGTTTCCAGAACAGCGCAAAGGTGTTCATCGTCGTAGTACCACTCCGGCTCCATGTCCTCGATCTTGTCGGAATTTGACAGTACCACCATGTCGAACTCGGCGGTATTTAGGATGGAGAAGTTCAAGGTCGTCGCTCCTTCTGGTATATCTTTTATCAGATACATGCCTGCCTCGAACTTGTTGGACAGTGTAGGCACGACGATGTTTTCGATGACATTGCCAGCGGCATCACAGAATACCGACCCGACAAGACTTGAGCCGGGCACACTCGGGAACCGCACACGCTTGTGATTCGACACATCCACCTGGCACACGGAGTATGTGCTGTCGGTGGTGTATGAGGCCGCAAGCGTATCTTTGCCGACTATCTTGCAGCCGGATCTTACTCCGGCTTTGGCCTTGAGGTCGTCAAGGGTGAGTATGTCCACCTCCGGGGTCGCCGGCTTTTTATCTCTGCCGTTGGAGCTGTAGCAGCAGTAGTTGACATTGCCGTTCAGATAGTCGTTGACTCCTTTCTTCCACATGCCCGGCTCGTTCATCATAATATCTCCTTCACTGCCGTCGAGCTTTGCCGGGGTGCAGTTGGCAATATCCTCAGCATCGGCGTAGTAGTTGGAGTTGGCATCGTGGAGGGGATAGTAGGTCATCTCACCGTCGGGATTGTTGACCGTCACATCGTTGTTGGCCATTCGCACTGTCCTGGTTGTCGGCTTGCGCGTGACTTTGGCGAGGACTCGGTGACGCTTTGCGAAGATAGCCGCAAGGTGGCCGCTCATGACATAGTCGTTGCCGAACAGATAGCCGGTACCGTTGTCAAGGTTGGTCACGCTGGCGTCATCGGCGATATTGTCGATGCGGATCATGGTGTACTCGGGCTGCACGATATTTAATTCGGGGAAGTGGGCGCACATCTGCTCATAGCGGCTTTGCTCGATATACTTTGTCAGTCTTACGGTGCCGACAAGTGCGCAGGTATCAGTGAAGTTGCCTTCTGCATCGACCCCGCCCATCGCCATGAACTTGTTGAGCCATGTGCCGTCGTCCTCGCGGTCGATACCGGTGACTCGCAGACGGTCGACGTTGGAGCATCGGTTCAACAGTGCCTCCCACCCTATGCCGGGGCAGTTATCAAAAATGAAGGTACGCACGTTGCCGTAGGTTTCAAGCGTCAGACCGCCGTTGGTGAGTCTTGAGAGGTATTCAAGGCGAAGGGTCGTGAGGGTGCCCGGGAGCCTTGCGATTGTCACCGGTGCTCCTTTGGCGAAGTTGACGCTCTGCACCTTAGTTCCCCGGGCGTCGAGCTCCTCGAGCCTCGTCTGGGCTGTAAGGTCGAGGGCGGTGCTTGTGCTGCCTCCGGTCTTTGCCTGTGTCTGGTTGCGAAGGGAGAGTTTGCGCAACTGGCGGCAGTTGCCTATCGATAGCCACCACCCGGTGGAGCCGCCGCCCTGGGGTGCGTCAAGGTCGAGTTCGCGCAGCACGGAGCATTTCCCGAGATCGAGGGCATTCTTGAGATGTCCTGCCGCTCCTGTCATGTCGAGTGCCTTAATACGGCTTGCGCCATAGACGCGCAGTGGGTCGTTGACGGTATAGGCCCCGGTGATGTCGAGCGTGGCGGTGTCGCCGGCATCGACTATGCCGGTGTTGGCGAGGTTCTGGGTGTTGTTGGTGCCGTAGCCGAAAGCGTATGGCTCGTTGGCGGTGATGCGCAGGGTGTCGGCCGCATCTCCCGCTGCTCGGGCCATGTACAGGTCAATGTTGTCGGATGTAAAATTGCTCGTGCCGTACTTGGCGTCGAGCAGGGCGAAGCGGTTCCTTATGAAGTAGGTGCGGTGGCTTCTGTTGCTGCCCTGCAGGGCGTAGATGAAGGGCCATACTTTGCCGTACATAGTCCTTGTTGCCGGGGCTATGTATTTCAGGTAGCCGGACTTGTTGAAGGCGCGGTCACTCCAGTTTCCGCTCTGCTCGTCGTTGAGCATTGACAGCACGCGCTCGGTGGTCATGACGGAGCGATAGTTGGTCGCACAGCGTTTCAGGTCATCCTGAAGATTGGCGAGCACGAGGTTCCACAAAACGCTGTCGAAGCCTTCCATTGCGTACTTGCCTGCCTCGGCGTCCCAGGTGTCGCGCATTGTGGTGTAGGGATATACCAGGAAGCAGTCGTTGCGCTTGCCTAACTGGGTGTCGCCGTCATAATAGGTGATATACCATATCAGACCGTCCCATGTGCGAAGTATCATGTTCTTGACAAACTGGTCGACGCCAAGGCCGTATTCGCGGTCGATGTAGTATGTGAGGATGAAGTCTTTGTCAAAATACTGGTCTATCTCGGCCTTGAACTTCGGACTGGTGTAAGTGGATAGATCGGTGGATTTCGCTCCGGCGGGGACACAGCTTCGTAGCCATGAATGCAGACGCCGTATCGCCTGCTGCTGCGCCGGCAAAAGGTCGGCCCATTTTGCGTCGCCGTCAGTTTTTACATTCCCCGCCGAGTCGATGCCGTAGTTGACCTCGGCCCCATTGTCGAACTTCTCGATAAGTTCCGCGTCAGTCTTGGTCGAGAACAGGCATACCGGGGAGGTGTTGTTGAGGGTTTCCAGGGCGATAGGACATGACGGGGTGTAGCCTTCCACACCCTCCATGCCAAACACGGGACCGCTTTTGCTCTTCTCGTTGTTAAAGTTATACTGGCCGTAGTAGACATTCTCGCCGTCGGCTGTTTCGGCACAGAATATATCAATTGGCATACCGTCGATGGCGGTGCGCACGTTTATGGCTGCGAGGCTGTTGCCGCTCTGCTCGTACTGGTGGCGCTGCGGAGGGGTAAGCAGTCCGAGCTCCTTCATGACATCGTTGAACAACTTGGCCCAGCCGGTGTTGAGCGACATCGACGAGTCTGAGTAGTCACTCTTGCAGCAGACGATGGACACAGGCACGGCACCGGGGCGCATCCTGTACTTGTTGCCCTCAAGGACGTTTTTCCCAGTCATGGAGAGTTTTTCGCTGCCTTTGGTGAAGTAGATGCGTATGTTCTTGCTCGGATATTTGGTTGACGATGTACCCTGTATGCGGATATAACAATTGGTGAGTATGAAGTCGTAGTCCGGGCCGAGCGGCGAATAGAAGTAGACGTCGGCAAGGAAGTCTGTCTTTTTATTATTCGTTTCGTAGACATCATCGAGCATGTTTTTCCTGACTATGCGCAGCACGCCTTTGCCTTGCGCGCGCAACTTGTCAAGATCCAAGTCGCCGTTGTCACCGAGGATGTCGTTTATGGAGAACTCTCCCATCATCTCCTCGATGGTGTCGCAGTCAACTATGCGGTTCTCAAGTTCCTCATCATCGTTCAGTGCGCGGTTATAGACCCTGACGCTCTTGATCTCAATGTCGGCCTCGGTGCTGTCGATGGTGATTTCCTGCGGCGTATCCTGACGGAAGCTAAAGGCGGAGTCGTAAATGTCGGCACCTGTGCGATTGCCGTTTATGTATAGCTGCATGAGCCTGTCCTCTGCCGCTGTGCCGATGGTGAGAGCGACCTTTGTCCACTCTCCTTCGACTATGTTAGTGGCGAGCTTGATCTCGCGTGTCACCTGCTCGTCATCCTCGTTGGTATAAGTGATGGTTTGCCCGGTGCGGAAGCTCGCCTCGGAGGTTGTGATGAGCAACCCTTTCCCTTTGTCGAGGCAAGATACCACAGAGGCTGTGCGGTCCATAATGTTGCTCACACGAATAGTCATTTCGATTGTCAGGCCGCCGGACTTGACGTCTGTGGCAAAGGGCCTGTAGTCGATGGTGGCCAGTGCGCCGTTGGTGAGCTTCAAGGCTCCGTCTATCCATCCGCTGCTACCCCAGTCCACATTTTCAAATGACGTCGTAATGCCGTTGGATTCCCATTTGGATCGATCCTCTGGACTTTCGTCGTTGCTGCGTCCGGCGGCATCGAGTTTGAACTGAAGACCGTATTGAGCTTCACCGATGTCGATACCGCTCTCGGCCACGTCGACATAGATGGCGTATACAGCCGACCCGAGCATCAGCAGAAGGCCCTGCCGCCCTTTCTCTGTGAACCGGTTGGTATAAGTCTGCACAGTTCTGGGCACACTGACCGTACGCGCCAGTGTGCCGTTGTTCCACAGTTCGACGGTTGCAGGAACTACGGAGGGGTCGTAGGCGACAAAGTCAAAGGTGCATTTCTCGTATTGTCCGGCATCAATGACGGGAAGGACGTGGGAGACACCTGTGATTATGCGTCCGTCAGGGTGGATAATCTTGGTACCGATGAATGGCGCGCTGCTGCCGCGCTTGAGTATGTCGAAGTAGATGCTCTCGCTGCGCAATGTCAGCCCGTCCTGCTCCATTTCGGCGACTATCTGGACTGTGTGGCGCCCTACCGACAATCCTGCCATATCAAGGGTGAAATTGGAGTTGGTGGTACCGCTACGTGTCACGGCATGGAGATTGCGCTGCACACCGTCGACATAGAGTATAACTGATTTCGTGCCGGCTCCTGACACTGCGTAGGGGATTTCGACCTTGTCGTGGGTATCGTAACCACCCTGCGCAAGCCCGGCGGCGATGTTGTAGCTGCTCGAGAGGCTCAGACTTACGACCTTGATGCTGACGTAGGCTGGTTTGCGCTGCTGCTTGCCGGTGGTCGGATCTGTCGCGGTAGCGGTGATGTAGATGTCGCTCGTGCCGAGCAGGAGATACTTGGTGAGATCGAGCGTGTAAGTACCTTTGCCGACATCCTGCTTCGTTTCGCTGTATGTTGTGACAATGCCGCGCTTTACGATGATTTCAACCGTGGCTTTCTGCCCTGTACTCTGTCCGGCTTCTTCACCGGTGAACTGATGGTCGTAGCCCCATGTCAGCATGGCTGAACCGCCTTCCTTTATGGTCGATGCGCTCAGCGAGGCATTGAGGACTATCTTTGTACCTGCGGATTCCCCGCCACCGCCACCTCCGGCCGGTATGGTGAAGTCGGTGATGACAGAGCTCTTGCTCGAAAGCTGCACAGTAACGGTGCCGTCATCGTTCTCGATGACCTCGCTGCCGAACAGCGTACCGGATTCGAGTTCGGAGAGTCGGCCGGCGACAACGCTGTTCTGCACGGGATTGGTGCTTGACGGATCGAGGCTGTCGTCGACCTCCACTTTGTCGATGGTGATGCCGACATTCCCCTCGGTATCGGGGGTCTTTTTCTCGCCGTTAACAGTGATACTCCTGACTGTGTTCTTTGAACCGTACTCCTCCCATGCGCCGGGAGTGGTGAAGGTGTTTAGGCTCGTACCGATGAAGCGGTAGTCCTCCCACTTGCCGGCGGCGCTCTCGAATGTGATGATCATGCCGCGTTTCTGATCGTCATCGATGTCGGCTTCGGCGAGTTTAGCCACGGCGGTCGCCTTGGTGTAATAGCCTGTGGTCAGCGGATGCAGGGCGGTGACGTTATAGTATCCGCTGCCGCTTCCGGTTCCGGCGGTGGCGAACGGTATCCACTTGGTCGCGTCGGAGATGTCATCATCAGGATCACCGACGAACTGCCACGACTCCCAGCCTTTGGACCCCTTGAATATCATCACACAGCCGATGGACATATACTCGTCCCCGTCGGACTGCGAGTGTTCGGCCAGAGCGTCCTTTGCCGCGCTCCAGCCTGTGAATACCCGCTCGGAGTCGCCCAATATGTCGTTCACAAGTACTATTGGATGGCGGCGTGCCGATTCTATCGCACTCTGAAGCTGTGCGGCTGCGTCATTCGCCGCCGTTGCTGCATCACGGGCCTGTGCTGCAGCGTTGGTAGCGACAGTCGCGGCCTGTGACGCTGCGTCCCGTGCGGCGTTGGTCTGTAAAGTCGCATTGGTTGCGTTTAAGGCCGCTGCTGTGGCGGACTTCGCCGCGTCATCGGCCGGCTTGCGCAGAAGCGACACCGGTGCGCTTACGACCTCGGTGCCACGTATGGCCGGGAGTGTGGTGATGCCGTCGAGACTCGCCACGACGGGGAGTCCGTCTATGCTTTGGCTCTCAGCCTTGAGGGCGTTGAGCATCTCGTTCTTGTCTGCCTGTGTCAGTGCCATAATCAGTCGTTTTGGGGTTGGTTGTTTATCTGCTCGTTAAGACCGTCGATAAATGCCGGGGTGCCGTAGTTGGCCGCAACCTCGGTGATGGTGCGTACCTCTTCGTCGGTATAGTCGGTAACACCCTCACTGCGGTAGATTTTCATTGCGAGGGCATGCGCACGTATCCCATTCACATTAATGTAAATCATATCTGCCACACTCTCTCGCGCGTCTCCTGTTTTATAAACAGACTTACTGATCCCTGCCGGAATCTTGAATCTTTGAAAATTAAGTTTTGTCATATTTCTGATTTTACGCATTATAACTCCAAATAGGTGCAAGCACCATTATTTCGCAATTTGAGTCATTGCCCGTTTCGTCATCAGACATACCAATTGAGAAATGATCGTTGGCCACCTCAAACACACGAGCGTCAATCGTCCATGAACCATACCCACAAACAATGACCTTATATCCATTTGGAAAAAGTCCGCTTTCAAATGACACAACATATCGCCCGGCTTGCGACCGTTCAACTGTCATGTAACTACCCATATTTCGGTCATCCCATAACTTTCCATTTATAATCGCAGTTTTTGAAGATTCATTATAAGAAAGCCTCCCAAGCGCAAGCATTCTCGGGAAACGGCCTAAGTATCCGTTTGTTTCTCTAAAATTTTCCGGGCCGAATCTATTGGTCATAATCCATTCACACTCGTAGCTGTTTTCATTGTCGCTTTTCAAGAAATTCGTTATCTCTACAGTTTCTTGAGGAAGCACTACCACATCATAAGTAGGATATTGGTGGCCGTAGGAACCATCTTTTGCACCTCGCCACGAGTATAGACCGAAAGTGTATATTCCACCACCTTTAGGCGACGAATTGTAAAAACGAATTACCTTCCCTATATCTTCATATACATCATCCCAAGGGAATGTCATATTTTTTACAACGCCCGCCTCTAATGGCTTCATGTGGATTATATTATTGCCATTGGTGAATCCTTTGTACCCGGCAGACAGATTAAGAACTCCGGTGAACTTACCATTGTGAGCCACGATACTTCCGTCTTCTTTAATCTGAATATTTCCATTTGCCGTAATAATACCCTCAAGTTTGATGTATTCAGCCTTGATTTTTACGCCGTCCTGCCCAGCACCAACAAACGATCGGAGATTGCCTTCGCTGTCGATGGCATACAAACCCGACATTTGTGAGGTTGTCAAAATGCCAGATTCGGCAAGCACCTTGCCATCGGGGCCAAAGTTCTGCGCCGAAATTCTTATCAGTTTCTCGCTCTGCTCAAACAGTGTGCGGTATTTATATGTAAGTGCCTCTACCTTGTCGGTGGACAGCACGAGCATATACAAATATATCTCACCAGAGAAACTAAGTTTGAAGTCTCCGGTCCCATTCCAAAGTCCGTCACAAGAGAACTGCTGATAGCCGTCAGTGGGATTCAGATCCGTGGCATATTCGAATGAATTGAAATTCTCGAATCCGGTCTTGTCAACATTCTCGAATCCGACTTTCAGCACCCCACTCTTTTTTACTTTGTAGAAGAAGCTCAGATACACCGGCAACGGCTCTTTCTTGCCGTCGGAGTTGGTGCGGAACGTGGGTTTGCTGCGTAGGTCGACATTCTTCTGGAGTATGTATTTGTCAACGATTCTTACGACCGTGCGGTCTGAATCACGGGTGACACTCGCGCAGTTCCCTTTCTTTATCAGGACGTTGTTGTTGACCCAAAGCCATTTGTTGCCGACAAGGAAGAACACGGCCTCGTTGGATGTGTCCCACTTTTCCATCCCCAAAGAGAATGTCGGGTTGCTCAGATAGCCTTTGTCAGCCACGAAGTCCTGGCGCACTGCTTCGATGGAGCTTGTGATTCGACCCTCGACTATTTCAAACTTCGTCTTTATATCCTCACCTGTAACCAACAGGAATGTGCCTCGCAGATAGGCGTTATCGCTGTACACGCCGTTGCCGTGGGGCTGATTATCTGCAGGGAACCAGTCGTCGGTAATGCCGTCAAGGTTGCCGAACCGGGCGCGTAGACAGCTGGAGAAATTCTTGTCGCGCACACCATCGAGGACATCGATACGTGGCTGCCCTTCCTCGGTGGCCGATATGAGTATGAGGTTCTGACGCTTGGGATCGGAGGTATTGCCCATCAGCACACACTCGTCGCCAGGCATCGGTACCGCCCCGGCAAATTCTGTTGCCGGAATAACAACAGTGTTACCGCTTACGTTTGCGATTTCTACCCAGTAGCTCTTAAGGTTACCGCCGGTGAAAGTCTGGCAGCGCATGAGGTCATGGGCAACGAAAGTGTTATCCTGCTCGAAGGTGATTATATAGTGACCATTGACACTCTGCACCTCCTTGATCTTGCCGTTGGCCGCCGACACGCATATCTGGCCGCCCACGCTCCGGATCTTCTCGACGAGCAGTTCGAACACGGTCATGATCTGACGCACGGTCAGCCTGTCGACCGTCAGGTGCGACAGCCCGTTCTCAAGCCATATACGCCACCCCTCTCCAGCGAATCCGTCAACGAATTTCGGGGAGCTTAACAGGGCACGCACAAGGAGAGTAAGAAGTTCGGCATTGCCGGCACCGTCTATGGTTCCGCCCTGGGTGCCGGGAATAAAGTCGCCTGCATCCAGTCCTTCCTCGAAGATAATCTTCTTTTTGGCCCGGTCGGGGCTGTTCTTGCTTATGAATTCCCGTTGGCTGCGCCGGGCGGAAAAAAGGTTGTTGTCGGTGGGAACAGTCCTGTCCCAAGTGCGTATGATGTCCGGCATCGAGATGGAGCCGGCTATGTCGCGGATATATGTCCGGGTCTCCCCGATACTGTCAGACACCTTCTGCATGGTGCTCCGGCTGAGCGCGTCGCTGATCTCGATGTCCATGCGCGACGGAAGGTTGACCTTGCGCGTTATCCTGGTGATGCGGCTGTCGCGATAGCCGGTGCCGGGGAAGTACTTGTCACTCTCAAGGCGCACCCTCTGTCCGATGCTGAGCCTGACAGCGTTCTCCTCTATCCATACATGGTCGGTCGGGGCCTTGAAAACCGCGATGTCGAGGGTATGCTCCTTGTTGAAGGCATTGACAGCAGTCAGCAGTTCCTCTTCGGCAAGGGAGTAGTATTCGTCCGGCATATGGAGGTTCCACAATATGTATCTGTCGCCTGGCTTGGGTATGAGCTTGTCGCCGGGTAGCTGCATGTCGTTGTCATACGGCCATATTGTGATAATCTCGAACTCGCGGGTCTTGCTGTCGAAATTTACCTCGAAATAGAATGTACCGTTATCTTCATCACCCTGGCCGGCAAGTTCGCTCCCCTCCTGAAAGGACACACGGATGACCTTGCCGCCTATCATGTAGTCGGTGGGGTCGAATGGCAGACTGTTGTCGGTGAAGTAATAGACATCGTATGTATTGCCGTCCTGCCCTTTCCGGGTCTCGCTCCTGGCTCTGCTGACAGTGCCTATGCGCCTGGGGTAGATGTCGGCAAAGGCGGATTCCTCGTAATGGTCCACGATGCCGTATTCGTCGGAATAAGCCTCTACATACTTTTGTCCACCCGGAAGCTGCAGACGCGAAAAGCCATATTTCGATGGGTCAATATTCCTTGAGCTTCCTTTCGGGAACAGTCTTGTGTAGAATTTGACATTGTTCGCTGTGCCGGGATCTATCGACAGCAAGCCCTTGTCGTATCCGAGTGTTATGGGTTCTCCATGCTCGCAACGACAGATGTTGACGGTCTGCCCCTCGGCCCACCATTCGGCACCGACTTTCTCGGCTATCTCCTTGAGCGCCTCGTCGCAGTATTTACCGAAATAGTCAATGGTGATGTTCTCGGTGCCGTTCACCTGTCCTACCTTCCAGTCGGTGATATTGCCGCATGCGTCGTTCATACATTTCACTATCATGGCCACATGCTCCCGTGGGGGTGCGGTCAGCGTGAACACCGGGTCCTGCTCGTTGTCGACTGTCTTAAGCACGAGCCAGTTCTTTATCAGGCTCTCAATTCCATAGAGTTTGAGGTCGTATGTCCATTCGCGTGTGGATTTCTGCTTCGGGCGGTATCTCTCGGTGAGCCAATAGTGCTCCCCCTCGAAATCGGCGTAGTCGTACACATCAAGGGCTATGTGCTCGTACAGAGTGAAGGAGAGCGTCAGGACATTGTCGCCCTGAACTTCCTTCGACTGTACGGAACTGTCATTCGGGGATAGTTCCGCCTTGGGGATACCGTATCTATCGTATATCGTTATAAGCATGTTTGAATGGCGTTATAATATGGTTAGAATGACGGCTCCGGCTCCTTGAATTTGACTTTGAACCGGCCGGCCTGGACTCCCTCTTTCCACAGGTAGGTAAGGGACTTGAAATCGGTGTTGTCGACATAAAACAGGCGCATGGTTAGTCCGAGTGACGGAAAGCGCATAGTCAGCCATCCGTCTTTGCCCTGTTTTATAAATGTCAGGAACTTGCTGTAGCGGTCAATCCACTCTTCTATTGTGGGGGCGAATATTGCAAAGTGAAGCGTGATGTCGCGCTCCTGGTTCCGCACGTCGAGTTTCGGGGAATATTTTGTGCCGTTATGTTCACGTATGTCTACACCCACATGAGCCTTGACCTTGGATGCTTTCAGAATGGCATTGAGGTTCTCTCTGCCGCCTCTCTTTTCCTCGGTCAGAAACGCTCCGAACTCTTTCCATATATCGGCGCCGTTGATTATTACAAGTCCGTCAAGTTGGTACATGGCTATATCTTTATTCCGTCTCTTATAATCTGCTCTAACTTCTCGTTTATCTCCTTCGTTTCTTTGGCGGTGGCCGAGGTATTCTCTTCGATCTTGCGGAGATGTTCCGTGGCCACGTTCATCTTGTCGGAAACATTCTCCACATTCTCATCGATGGATGCTGAGTGCATCTGTATGCTCGTGCCGATACCCTCAAGCTTGGTTCCCTGATCCTGGGACATGGCGGTATATACCCCTGATTTCCCGGACTGGGAACTCCCGGCTGTGTCAAGGTCTATTCCGGCCGCATCGGCGATACCGTCGAGCCTGTCGTTGGCTGCGGACATGGCCTGTTCAAAGCGTTGCTTCCAGTTCTCAAGGTAAGCCTTGTCTGCCGTGCCGGCAATGAGGTGTTCCGACAATTCGTTGTAAAGCGGCTCAAGCACTTTTGCAAGATCCTTGTACATGAATCCGTTCAGGATGGCATTGGCGAGCGTGTCCTCGGTGAATTTTCCGAGCTCGGACATATCCCCTCGCATAGCCTTTAGTGCATCTCTGGCATTTGAGAGGAAACTGTCGAATGACACTCCCATAACCATTTCGCGCATGGAGTTGTAGCATTCCTCGATATTCTGCTTGAGTTCCTCGATGGTCTTGCCGCTTGCCACCCATGCCTCATAATAGGCCCGGGCTTCGCTGCTCAGTTTGTTCTGATTATACCAAAGCTCTATCTGCTGTGCCGAGTAGCCCCGCAAGTCCCATGTTGCAGAGCCTCCGTTCAGGGAATTACCCCACTCGTAATGCCCCTGGCTCCCCTGGAGCCTGTTCCACAAGTCATCCCAGACAGCAGTCTCGCTGCGTAGGTTCTTCGTGTACTCATCAAGTGCCGATGACTGCGCCTCCCACACGCTGACACTCGCCGGCTTTGCATAGCCTCGTTCTATGAGCCAGTTGAGAAGCTCGACATCTTTTATTATGTCACTTATCTGGCTTTGGTTGGCGGCATATTCTGCTGTCCGCTCCCTGATGGCGCGGTTGGTCTCGATTTCGGCAATGTACCATTCACGTTTCATCTCCTCCATTTTCTCTTTCCATGAACTGAAAAGGGAGAAAATGGATGACAGGCCGTTCAAAGTGTTGGTAATACCACCGACAATATCGCCGGCCCATATCTGCGCTATGCCGGTACCCATGTCCATCGCACCGTCGCAGAAGGTCATTATCTCGTTCATCGAGTTCTTGAAGTTGTCGCCAAACACAGAACCGAGGGCATCGCCCCAACCGCGTATGGTGCTTGTGACCTCCTTGCCTTTTGATTGCAGATTCTTCAGGGCGCCGGTCACATCGCCGCCCTCCTTGATAGCCTTGTTTAGTTCAGACCATGAGGTGCGGAAGGCTGCAAAAGGATTGTCCTTTTCAAGCTGTTTCTTTATCTCCTGCACCTGCTTGAGCATGCGCCGGTATTCATCTACGGTTATCTTGACCGCCTTCTTGACAAATTTTCCGTCGGCATCCTTGACGGGTATGGAGATTTCCACCCCGTCACCGTCAACCTTTGCGTTTTTAAGGGTATCCTGTGCCTGTGTATAGAAATCTTTCAGCACCTTGTAACCCCTGTCGGACACAGTGCCGAAAAGTTTGTCGTAAAAATCGGATGACTGAAGGATCTCCCCCTCAAGCGCCAGTATCGAGTTCCGATATGCCTGTGTCCGTGCGGATATGGCGGATTCTATCTCCGTAGTGTCCGCACCCTCACCGCGCAGTCGATTGAGTTCCGCGTTGAGCACTTCCATGTCGGCACCGTAAGCCGTATCTATATCCCGGCGCCGCTGATCGAAATCCTTGTACTGCTGCAGGAGTTCGTTCAGTTTTTCCCGGTTCTTGGCTACCTCGTCATTTTCTACCTGTCGGACCGCACTCTCCATGCCGGATTGCGCAAGTGCGTAGGATTGACGGAGAGCCTTGTCCTGTTCGGGGGTAAGGCTCCCGTTCTGAGCTTCTCTCCATCTGGCTTCCTGTGCCTGAATCTCCGCAATCTGCTTTTCGTAATCAAGTTTTATCTGACGACGGCGTTTATCCGCACTTTCCTCCATCTGGTCTATGGCCTCCTGTTCGTTCTTCCAACGGAGTTTGCGCAGTTCCTCAGCCACTCTGCGCTCTTGCTCGATGCGCGGATCTTGCTCCGGATTGTCGGATGTGTCAGGTTTATCCGACTTTTCTGGTTCTATATCTGTTCCCGGCATGTTTGACATAACAGAATCAAGTTGGCCGGAAAGACGGTTCATTTCATCCACATAGCCTCCTATTATGTTGGTGGCGTTATCACGTGCTGCCTGTTGACGGCCAAGAGCATCAAGGTTGCCCTGTTTTTTTCGCATTTCGTTAATTATGCGTGCTCCTTCGGCATCCAAATTCTCGCCAGACTGTCCTCCATACTGTGAGTGCCATGTGGTGATATGAGAGCCTGCCGCGGCTCTTTCCTCCGGGGTGAGTTCCTGAAGCACAGCGTGTCCGCCGATGCCGAATCCCTGGCCGGTTCCTGACACGGCCCCGGCTTTTACAGGTTTCCAGTTGTATGTCTTGTTTTTCTCTATCTCCGACACCATATCATCAGCAACCTGCTGTATTCTTGTTTCGTATGCCTTTAATTCAGCGCGTATGATGATGGCGTTGAGCATGTCCTTTGTATGATCCCGGAATATTCTCTCCATGTCATTGACATTATCTATTTCCTTTCCGAGCTTGCGCCATTCATCTTTGGTGTCGGTGATGAATTTTTTCTTTTTGTCAAGACTGTCACCGAGATTTTCCCAAGCTCTCTTCAGCTTGAGGAACGACGCTATCTGGGAACCGGCCGACTCGACGACAGCACGGGCAAAATCCTCTTCCTGTTGCTTCCGTTTCTCAGCCTGCGCCTGACGCTCCTCCTCCGCCTTCTGAGCTGCCTTTGAACCTTTTGCAAACGCATACAACGCACCAACCACTGTTAGGCATGCCATAGCCAATATAACGTATGGGTTTGCTTTGGCCACGGCATTGAAGGCTGCCTGTGCTATTGTGGCCGCTTTGGTTACGATGACTCCTCTGCCCTGCGTCGCAGTCTTAATATTTTCTGCGGTTGCCAGGGCCTTTGTCTGAATGATATTAACTCCCTGCATAAGCGCTGACTGCTTTTGCAGGGTATTCTGCATTGAGCTCAATGCATTGCTCGCCACAAGGGCGGCCTGTAGTTTTGTCTGCGCCTCGACAAGATCCTCCTGACTGACTCCGAAAATCTCTGCGCCGGCAGTGGCCAGTCCGAATCCGTCAATAACCAGTTGAAGGGCTCCGGCCATCTGGTCGAACCCTCGCGTATCCGATGCCGCGTTGTTGATGGCCGCCGTGGTGTCGGCCATCGCGTCGCGTAGGATACCGGCTTGCTCGGTCAGTTCCTCTATATGTCGCTGCAGAGCCTTGCCCTCGGCCGAGGCCCGTTCCTCGTCGCTCAACTGGGCGTATGACACCATAAGTGTCGCAATCTCCTGTGTAAGATTGCGCAACTGTTGGCGCAGAGAGGTGTCGGCTCCTTCTGCCGCCCCCTTGAGTTCATTCTGTTTCTGAATCAGTCCGTCAAGGGCACCTTTCTCATCCTCCAGTTCCTTACGTGCCGCCTCAAGACGGGACTTGGCAGTCTGCCATTCCTGGCCCGGAGCGGCCTTCTTGAATGCTTTCTCAAGGCTTGCAACTTCTTTTTCCAGTCGTTTTATGTGCTTCTTCTGCTCCTCAAGGGATGCCGTGACCTCACGTAGCTCAATCTTGGCATCTTCCGAGAACTGCCTGACGACACGCCGGGCATTGGACAGCCCCGGCGTAAGTCCGTCTCGCATCAGAATTTCTATTTCGACCGGTTTCATTTGGTGAGTTCGCTTTTATAAAATCCGACTATTTCATTGGCCTCATCCTCCGCGCTGCGCTCAGTGTCTTCGGCTTCCTGGGATTTGCCGCCAGTATCGATATACCTGGGGGCATCGCTCAGCATCATTATGAGGGTCTGGTAGTTTACGTTATTAAGTATGTAGTCTATAGTCCAGCCTGTGGCACTCGCCACCTGCCATAAGAATCCGAAGGGGCTATGGGAATTCTCAAAGCGAGTCTTTAACTCCCCGTCGCGTTTTGGCTCAGACGCACCGTCAGCGGATTTGTACGCTCGGCGGATCTGATAATAGGTATAAAAGGGTCGGTACCCATCAGCGACACGAACTTGCGCACGGCCGCTATCTGGTATTCATATCTTACGAAGTGCCGGACAAACCATGTGAGCGGTTTTACGAAGGACGGGCGTCCGAGAGTCAGGGCTATCATTCGGCAGATCTTGTCACCGTGGTCGGCAAGGAAGCGCATCTGCTCATCCTTGCTGAAAGCTTCCATCTGCGCGCTCGTGACGTTCATTGACAGATATGTCCGGGCGATTTCTATCTGCCCGGACATACAGGGGCGCCGCATAGTTACCCTCAGTATTATAGGGCGTTTCCTGAATGGCAGCCGGAACTCCTTCAGGGGGAGGGAGACACCCACATTGAGGAGTGCCTCCGCTGCCTCCTGTTGGACTTGGCGGATTGTCTTTTCATCCATGCTTTATCCGGCCGAGGGTGATTCGCCCTTGGTCGGGGCGGCAGACTGGGATGCGACATTGGTGCCCATAGAGTCGGTGTCCTGTATGCGGTAAGGTGGCACGCCATCTTCCTCCGGCTTGTTGATCTTGAGTTGACACTCTATCTTAGACACCTCGGTAAGCGTGAGCTTGCCACCGGGGTTGGCGAGGATGGTGGCGTTGGGAATGGTCATGGTCTGCCCGGACACGAACTCAATTTCCCATTCGCCGGAAAGTTCTACAAGGGATGACGGGGCATTCCATCCCGTGATCTTCTTGTCCTGGCCGGTACCGGATTCTATCAGCGAACCGCCGAGTGATCTCTGTAGGTTCTCATAGTCAAGCTGAATGAGATTGAAGGTCGGGGAGATCTTGCCATTTGACTGGAGCAGGGTAAGGACAGGGGCGTCAGGAACTTGCTCGGCTTCCACATCGACTGATTCAGGCTTGGAGCCGCCCCAATCCCAGGAGCCTTTCTCGATGTAGCCGACCTTTTCAGCGGTTGTGCCGCCCTTCTTCTTGAATCGGACTTCGGCTATGCCGTAAATGAATTTCTTACTCATTTTTGTGTGATTTTAAAATTGAGAAAATAGATTAGTGCAATTGTGAGGATAAAGCCACAGGTAACCCCGCTCATATATATGCTAAAGGGGGATTTCCGGGACGCACGTTCCTCGATGACCGACTCGTGGTAATTTTCCAGTGCGTCACGTGCATTATGATAGAGCGCCTCGTAATATTCTACCTGGCGTTGCAGACTGTCGCATGTGCCGGTGATATAGATTATGCCGTCATGATGGGTGGCCTCTACATGCGCCCGGTCTTTGTTTTCACGGTAGGCCGCTCCCTCCGGCAGCTTAAGGAGGCTGTCCACGGATATCGCCATGTGCACCTGGCTCTCGGGCACCGTCTGTGTCGTTATCACTCTGGTCACTGCCGCTGTCGTGTCGCTCTTCGCGGAAGTCGAAGATGTCTGCTCCTGCTGAGTCTGCGTCTTTTGGGTTGTCGCGCAGCTTGAAAAGCACAGGGCAATAGTCAGCATGACGACAATCGGAAGCAGCCTCGACAGCCTTGCGTAACCGGGCCATTTCTCTCTTAGTAGAGGCCATCTCCTTTTTGGTGGCCTGCAGTTCTGTTCGTGTGGCATTTAGTTCATCTTTTAATGGTTTGACGATGTTCTCCACCAGAATCCGGGTCGCGTTCTCGGTATTGGTGATGCGCACAGTTTCGGCGTCTGCCTTTGCTTTCTCCGCATCAGCCTTTGCCTTCTCCGCATCGGCGTTGGCCTTGCGCACGGTTGCTTTCATGGTGGCCACTGCCACCATGAGCCCCACAAGGCCGGTGCCGAGAAGTATGTTGAGGATTTCGCTGGTGGACATCGTTGTGATTGGTTTACTGGGTTGTTACTGGTTTATACCGATTGACTTGAGCCATTTTTGAACGTCGAAGCTCGGACAGGCTTTGGCTGCGACCTCGTTGTGACCTATGATACGCACATCAGGGAAGCGGCGGTGAAAATCTTTCACATACTCCTCCATAGCCTTGCGCTGTGCCGGAGTCCGGGTGTCTTTGGGATTCATCGACCTGTCACAGCCGCCGGCATAGACGACATGACGGCTGACGGAGTTGTAGCCTTTGGCCCCATTGGTGATTTCCCACGGATCGACATTGGCGTCCTCGTTGTTATCTACAAGCCGCTCGACGGTGCCGTCAAGGTGGATGATGTCGGTATAGCCGACCTGCTTCCACCCCCTGCCGCCAGCCGACACCGGGCTAAGGTGCATCCGCCTGATGTCGGCGGCTGTCACCTCGCGCCCTTCGGGTGTCGCGGTACAGTGTAAAATGAGAAACTGGAGCTTTGCCATGTTATTTGGCGGTTTAGGGATTTTCAGAGGTCTTGTTGTTGGCAGCCTTGAGTTCAGCAGAGAACTTAGGAGCCGCGCGGAAGTCCAGAACTACGAGTTCTTCTCCGAAAGCGATGTTGGTATCTGCCATCATGAGCAACTTGAAGAAGTAAAGCTCCGAGGCATTGGCATACTTGTCGATCTGGATTACCTTTTCATCGTTCTGGAGGTTGACCGCGGCGAAGAAGTTGCCGTCGGCATCGGGAGAACAGAGCGTGGCGATGATGAGACCCTCCGGCCATGCGGATACGGTCTCGATGTCGATGCCCTTGTAGCGCATACGGTTTACATCGGTCTCGCTGGCGTTCTTGTTCTCGCGCGCAGTCAATTCGTCGTCATACGTGTCAAAGTCCTCGACGCTCATGAGGATACGGAGATTGGAATTTTTGCGCATCGCCTTGGGAATAGCCTTGCGCACGGCCTTGAGTCTGTCTATCATCGTCGTGGCTTTCGAACCGTCAACGAGGACATAATCCGGTGCTTTGGCAGCCTGTGTCAGAATGCCGTTCATGAGCTTGTTATCGTCCTTACCCTCGACATATTCGCCGTTGACATAGTGGTCGCCGAGCTCGAACTGCACCTGCTTGGACAGGGCGTCGAGAAGGGCGTTCTGCCCCTCGGGAGGGAGCTCACGGAAAACAAGGTCGCCGGTAGGCTGCCACTTGCGCCAGATGTGCTCGAACTGACGGGGATTGAAAACGGTGAAAGCCATGAAGTCGTGGGGTATGAGCTCCTGCTCCGACCAGTTGAAGTCGCCCTTGGAATCTTCAACTGTTGGATTCTCCTTGCGCTTCTGAAGCATCTTACCGGCCTTGAGGCGCGGGATACTTAGTTTCTTGCTTACACCTGGGATAACCATGATCAGCCCCTTCTCCACAAGCTCGTTGCCTGTGGCGGCGACGGTGAGAATTCTCTCAAGTACCTCGCCGTTGTAATTGGTGTTATCTACTACTATTGCCATGTCTGTATGGTTTTTGCTTTGTTATTTTTTGAGATTGGCGTGGATTTCCTCCATGCGGAGTTCCCACGGGCCTTTCTTGGGGAGGTCGTCGCCGGCGGGTTCGGTCTGAAGTGTGCCGCTGAGTTTCGGGGCCGGAGTGATGGCGTCGAGGGTAGCGTTGAGGGTTTCGATACCCACAGACTTGCCAAGGTCGAGGAAATGCTGCTTCTTCTCCGCCGGGATCTTTTTGGCGGCGATAGCCGCGTCTACGGCGGCTGTAACCTGTGATAGTTTGAGCTGCTCGTTTTCCCTGCGGATGTTCTCCACATCGTCGTTGGCGGTTTTGAGTTCCGCGAGTTTCGCGTTGACGGCCGCCTCGTCTGCCGTTTC